CTTTAGAGTCAGCAACAGAAATAACATCATCTGAATATTCAAACTCTTGATCAGGTACAGTAGGTAACTTATCTGTGTATTGTCTTTCCACAGAGAAGCCTACACCTGTACCATTCATAAGAATATATAACACTTCATCAAATGCTTTTGGACTGTCAATGGGAATGTAAGAACAATTATATCCTGCAATATGTTCTCTATCTAATGCGTCACCTGCAGTCATTAATGCTCTCATGCTTGGCATAACTTCTAAAGATAAGATAGCATCTTCTATCTCTCTCCAATCTTTAGGTTTAATAACCCCTTTATAATTTGTATCTATATGATTTTTAAAATATGATACTAATCGCCCTACAGTTTCACTCCACGTTTCTCTTCTTCCTTCTTCCTCTAACCATCTGGAATACCTAGACATGTGAATGAATGATTGGTATTCAGTAGGTAAATAATTACTTCCCATTAGTGATGCCATGTTATATCCTTTACTTATATCTAAATTTTAAATCTGATCTTACTTGCCATAAACGAGTCTCACCCATATGAAAAGGTTCAACCCATACCTTACATTTAACACCTTTCTCTAACCAATAGTTTTTAATTCTCCTTGCTAGATACTCTGATGCTTTACGATCTCCAAGATAATCTTTAATCATTATAATGATACTCCAAAATAAGGTTAGCATAATGAATTACTTTTTTAATATCTTCCTCACCACCTTTTAACTTATGACGAGTTATGTATTTTACCACATTACCTTCCAAGAAGTCAAGATTATTTTTTGTTATATATTCGATTGGCATGATTGCACAATCTTTATAATGAGTACCACCCACCTGTCTCTTACTTGCTCTTACTGATTCTTTAATCATCTTATCATGTTCTCCTGTCATAGTATGTTCCTTTCCACACCAGTTACAAGGTTCACCATCACCAACCTTCATTATTGTTTTTTCTTTTTGGCAGTAGTGTTCCCACATTATCCTATAGTCTCATGTAATATTGCATTAATTCTTTTTCGTACAAATTCTATCTCATAATTTTCATCAAATAATTTTTTAGTAAAAGTTCTTAAAGATTCTGGTGCTATACCTGCCATGTGGCAGACATCATCTCTATCAGTAGCAGTAACTCCATAACTAGAAGTGAGCCATGTTTTTGCTCTATCTCTCATTAAAATATTATAAGAATTTTCTCCTTCATATTCTGGTTTCGTAGCATCCAGTAGTTGTTGTAAGATTACGCATAGCCATAACACCCTCTCTGGATTATGTGATTCATGAACCCCTTCATCTAGTACACTATGAAATAATTCATGATTCCTCATCTCTTAACCATCTTACTTTTGTTATAGTTCCTAAAGATCCTTTCAAAGATACTGCTTTTCTTTTTCCTTGTGAAGGATGGACATAATAACCATTCTTAGTTGTTAGTGCTATTAGACTTGTATATCCTCTATTATAGTTATTTTCATCACACCATGCACCTAGACAATTAACAACTATTCGTTTACCATCAAGATATAATTCTGCTTTACCTCTATACGCACCATGTTTTTCTCCTCTTATTGCAGTGTTAGGCACACCTAATTTAGCTTCACTTATCTTTTTTTTCCACTCAGGTGTAAAGCTTTCAATAGGTCTATACCATTTACCACCTACATACGAATTATAAAATGCTTGTGCATCACTATCTTTTAGTGTAGCAGTAAGCACATCCCATTTCATTTGATAGTATGCTTCATAGTATCGTAGACTTCTTTTGTTTTTATATTCTGCTATGGCTTCAAACGTAAAGTGTTCTTTGCCTATTTTTTTTATATCTTCATTTAAATATTTAGATGATCCTGTATACATCTCCCATTTAGAAGGTGCTTTCTTTTTACCTGTAAAATATTGTTTACAACCTACATAGGCTTTACCTGTTTTAGTATGTGTTATAATATAAACAAACCCAAACTTATCTAGGTTAGGTACAAAAGGTTTATCCTCTTGCCAGACAGTCCAATGCATTAGAAATCTTCCTTAACTCTAGGTTCTTTCTCTATGTGAGTATAAAATTCAGCACCACTGGCATAGATAAACTTACGTAAACCTGTTCCATCATTACTATCTTTCCAACATTCTCTTTTAAAATCACAGAACTTACAACCAATGGACAACTTCTTATTACCATTACGTTCTACTGTTTCTGAATAACATTTTTCTGGAGGATCATCCTTTTTAAGTAATGTTTTTAATTTCTTTATTCTTTTCTGAGGATCAGCCTTAGTTAAATCTGTTTTAAGTAATGTCATAAAACCATTACTCTTATCAACAGCAAGAAAATATCCTGTATCTTTTTCTAATGCATGACCATAAGAAGAAAGTTGATAGATATATCCAAAGGGATCATCATTTTCTAATGAACCATCACAAAATTTTCTGAAAGAATAAGGAGATGCTGACTTCACATCTACTAATTCTCCATCTATCATAGCATCAATATGTCCTTTAACATTTGATACCTTCACTTCTTCTTGACACTTCTCTACCTTATGTCCTGCTTCTCTCGCTAGGAATAACGTAACTTCCTCTATTAAATGACCTAATAAAAACTTGATTTTAGTTGCAGAGGTAAGAGGTTCTTTATCATATCCTTTATAATCATACCAAAGTTGTCTATCCTTACGTCCAATACTGGATAAACGCATCTTACCACTGTTATCTTTTTCTTCAGCTAAAACTTTTAGAACTGATTCTTTAACTCCATCTAATAATAAAGAAAGATTAGTTTCTGTTGGAGTTTTAACTGTATCAAGTCTATATTTAATGTCCTCTAACAGAGAACTAATCTTCCTTTCACTCATTAGAAGGGAGCTTTTTCCTCTGAGCTTGCACCATTATTCATAGTGCTTTCAGCAACGTAGCCCTCAACCTCATCAAAGTCATCCGATCTTTCGTATGGCACGAGGTCAACAACTTGAACAGCATCTAGATAGAATTTATTCTTACCTTTCATAGTAGGTACATTCTTAACTTCTCCGACTCTGAAAGAAACTCTAACCTCAGAACCATTTCCAATCGTAGTTCCAGCGATGTTGTTCCTCTTAGCATCAACAAGTCTTGGTTTAGGGAGAGGTTCACCATTCCTGTTGAATGCATCTTTCTTGAACGTGAAGAAATCTCCACGATCATCATCTCTATTCTTAATAGTAGCAGAAGGGTGTAGAGAATTAATTAACTCTTTACTCTTCTTATCTATCGTAACATCAATAGTCCACTCCGTATCAGTAGAAGCAGTGGTCTTATACTTCTGAGCAGGTCTATCAAGTTTTGCCCAGTAGGCTTTACCATTAATTATTGGCATATCCTAGTCCTTTCTATAGTTAGTTGTTAATATTATGACGTTATTATATCGTCTTTCTATCACGTTGTCAACTCTTTTATTCTTATTCGAGCATCTCTCAACATAATTTCTACATCTCGTACATTATTTCTGAGGATATCATTAGTTGTTTCTAACTCTTGTATCCTTTTGCTTAATGTATCTCTTTCTTTTACAAAGTCTGCTACATGTTTGGGTAATACATATTCCATTAGTGTGTCTCCGACCAGTTAGTTCCTATTTTATATTCCCCTGTAAGAGGACATTTCATCTTGAAGTGATCTCCTGCTTTCGTGATAGCAGTAACACCAAACTTTCCTACAACATCTCCATCATTCTCATCACACTCTACCTGCCATTCATCATGAATGTTAGCAACGATCTTCACATCTTCAGATAACCAACTGTTAAATAATACCAAAGCTTTCTTCATAACGATTGCACCCCCACCTTGTAACTTAGTATTTAATGCTGAATGAGAAGAACGAATTAATAATTTACGATTATCTAATCCTCTTACCCATCCTTGTCCTGCCTCATTCAATACTCTCTCACGTAAAGCTCCAAGTGCAGGTGTCTTATTAAGAAAATTCTCAATCAATTTCTTACCATCTTTGCTACCACGTCCTATAATTGAGCCAATCTTCTTTGCACCTGCACCATAGAGCAAGGCATAGATAAAGGTTTTAGCTTGATCCCTTGTCTGCAGCCCTGCATTTTTTTGATTAACAGAATGAATATCACCTTCAAGTAATTCTTTTATATAGTCTTCATCATTCATATAGTGAGCAAGCATTCGTAATTCCAATCCACTTGCATCTATACCTACCAATACTCTACCTTCTGGTACAGTCCAACACGTTCTACATTCAGAACCATAAGGAGAATAAGACGCAGGTACTTGAGCCATGTTAGGTTTGGCATGAGCCATACGTCCTGTGATAGTACGTAATGTCAACACTTGACCATGTACTCTATCATCATAAGAATGATCCAATGCTTCTAGCCATGAATTTAATTGAGCAATTCTTTTTTGTAACATTAAATATTCAGAAATAAGTTTTGCTTCTGGCATATCTATTGTACGTAATACTTTTTCATCTACTATAATACTTCCTTTATCAGTAGTATGTTTAGGTTTCCACCCCTTCTCTTGCAATCTCTCAGCTATTTGCTTACGTGATCCTACATTAAACTCTTCCATCTCTACTTTTAATTTAGTTTTTAATTGTGTTTCTATTCGCTTTGGTGGAAAAGTTTTTTGTAATTCAGTTCTTATTTCTATTAATCGTTTATCTAATTTGGAAACTAAATCCATAGTATAAAGTTGGTTAAGATAAAATCCATGTTGCTCTTGTTCAGTTGTTATCTTTTTTACATCATGTTCAAGTTGTATACACTCTAAAGAAAATCCTCTTAACTCTTCACGTAAATGTACGTATACTTTTTGTGTAAGAGCTACATCTATTTTACAATAGTCCAACATCTCTTGACTATAATTATTCCAATCAGCATGATTACCTTTAGGAGATTTTAATACCCATCCCCATGCACCTAATGAATGTCCATGTTCACGTATAGGATTAGCAATCTGACTTAAGAGCATGGTATCAAACAGTTTTTTATGAGGTAAATGAGCACCCCATAATCGTCTTAATATAGGAGCATCAAATGAAATAATATTATGTCCAATAATCTTATCATAATTCTTTTCATCCATATAAATATTAAACATATCAGCATCAGTGAAGACAGCAAATTCATTTGAGCCTACTTCCTGACAGACAACACACCAGATTGTATCTGGAGTTAACCCATTTGTTTCTATATCAAGTATAACTTGGCTCATAATTTTACCTCTTCAAAATCTTCTACCTCTTCCATGTCTGGAAATATTTCTGATAACCTTCCTGTCTCTCTGTCATAATGAAGATAAGAACTTGGACCTGTCAAGCCAGAAAATCTATTCTTTAATACTCGTATCAAAGTTACGTTCCTTTTATATGGATCATCATCTTGTCCATCTCTTTCCAATCCTAGTACCATGTTAGAAAGTTGACCTATACCTGCTGTACCTCTGAGCTCACTAAGAGAAGTTTGTCCACCTTCCTCATGAGATTTACCTGTAGGTCTTTTACTATGACTGACCATGCCTAGCCATATATCTAACTCAATCGTTAAAGTTTTTAACTTGGTAGCAATCTCATCTAAAGCTTTTCTTTCATCACCTTGTTGTTGATCACTAACAAGTATAGAGATATGATCTAATAAGATATACTTACAGTCACATCCAAGAGCAAGATACCTAATAGTATTTACAATGGTATCAACATCATTAGAACCAAAGCTGTCAAAGAAAAAGTATCTGTTCTTTCCTAGTGTATCTCTATATGCATTATCCCATTCATCATTACTAATCTCTACTGTGGGAATATGAATAGGTTTGTTAGCAGAAATAGACATCACACCTCTGGCTGAATCATCAAGTGTATCTTCCAAGAAGATCATTCCAATATTATCTTCAGTTGTTTTTTGAATATGATAAGCAAGTTCACGTAACACTTGTGTCTTACCCATGCCTGAACCTGCTGTGATTGTCCACATCTCACCACATCTGATACCATAAGTTAAATCTTGTAAGGCATCCCAAGGTAGAGGAAGACATGCAGGTTTCTTTTTATTTTTTAATTGTTGATATAAAGAATTACCTGCTACGATACCTGCAGGTGTGTACTTCTCTGCAGAAAACCAAATGTTTTTAAATTCATGATCCTTTCCTTCTTTGAGATAATCACATGCATCTTTAAATCCATTATCAAGTTTCATTATCTTTGCTTTGTTAGGAAACAATTCAGCTACCTGCTGACTAGCTTTCTGTCCTGCCTCATCATTATCAAAACAGATAGCAATCTCACTGAACGAATCAAGATAAGTATAGTTTTGTTTACAATTTTTGTAAGCAACTGATGCACTATGAACAGACACAGCAGGATACCTAGAACCTAATAGTTGATAACAGGCAAGAGCATCCAGCTCTCCTTCAGTAATAGTAATTCCTTTAGAAGAACTTTTAGGAAACAGTTGTTGTCCAAACAACGTGGCTGATTTACTAAAACCTTCCCACCCAAAATCTTTTCCTGCTCTACGTACCTTGTTAGCTACGTGCTTACCATCCACATCATAGTAAGGATAATAATGAGCAACATCTTTAGTGATACTCACATTATATTTCTTACAAGTTGTGGCTAATATTTTCCTATCCTCAATCGCTTGGTTACCATCTATACCAAAAGACAATTCAGAATTATTACTTTTATTTTCTACTACATTATCAAACATATTCGTTAACTCCTCTGCTTTAAAATATTTTTCACATCCACCTCTGAAACAGTAACCATGTCCATCTTCATAGACAGTGAAAGCATTTGAAGAAGTTCCACAAGGACAAGGTAAATGTATTTTAATTTCTTTATCAATCATTAAAGTTCCTAAAAGATATTATAAATTATTATTATTAATTATTATCTTTAAAAGATATTATAAAGATCTTTAAAAGATATGTCAAGAAGATTTTAATTAAATGCTCCAATTAACATACAGATTACTAATAAACCTAGCCAAAACATAGGGTGCATTAAATAATTCATTCTTCATTTCCTTTCTTTTTATGTTTCTTTTTTCGAGAATAGGATACCTTACTCCTCACCACACGTTGATGATAAAGAGGATCACGTAAGAGTTTTGCTAAAAAATTTCTCTGCTTTATAGTTTTCCTATCCATAATGTTAGTATCCCACCGATTAAAATAGTAGATGCTACCACATTAATTACAATGATGGCTCTATCGTGCCATAGTAATCCCACATAAGTCCATCCAATGCTACCTAATAAAGTAACATATAAATCCAGAGGTTGTATCATAGCACTACGAAGTAGTAAGCCCATGATAAGAACTATAGAAGCAATCCATTTAACATACCAAGAGAAATCACCTATCGGTGTTACCTTATCCACACTAATCTTTTACCTTCCATGCTCTTGAATCATCAGACCATACATGATCTGCCCAATGACAAGGGTAGTACTCACCATCTCTATCTTTATTATCACTTGTTGTAGGTGCAATACCATATAACTCTTTCATATCATCTAGTAAATCTTCAAGTTTATGTAAGTCATAGGCACTAACATATTTAATATTGAAATCATTAAACACATCTTTACCTGCATTAAATAAATCTAGTAAGTGTTTCTTCTGTTCTTCATTTAGTTCCATTATTTTTCTCCTATAATAATATTAGTAGTAATGTAAGTAAAATCATTTCTATACTCTTTCTTTATATGACACACATTATATCAGAAATAAAATTAATGTCAATAATTATTATTTTCTTCTTCAATTAATAGGGAGAGAAGAAACATAAATACTCCTATGCCTACCACTCCCAAACAAATAGTCTGGGTTAGTTCTCCACGAGGAATTAAAACAAAGCCTAACATCCCATGTAAAGCTATAGCCCATCCACCATAGTGGAAAAATTTATATAACATTGTTACCACCTTTCTTACCAAATCGGTAATTATTTTGTATGCTTAATGTTCTTTAGGATGTGAGCAATAACATCTATTGTCCACCCATTACCAAGCATTTTATATCGTTGTGAGTTACTGACACCTTCAGTATAATTATCTTTTACAGTTTGTAGTCGTTCACATTCAAGAGGTGTGAGCTTTCGCCATGAATGTTGATGCTCTCCATAGGCATCAGGATACCTACCTTTAGGTAATGGTGATACCACAGTATCTTTTGTAATAGTAGATAAACTTCTAGACTTTTGTTTACCATTTACTTCAAGGCATTGTACTACAGGTAACTCTAGTTGCTCATCTTTTCTTATATTATTCTTATCAATTCTTCTACCTGTTATTGCACCTGCACTACAATATACTTTAGGTTCTCTATGACCACCTTGCATGGTGGTTAGTGATGGTGCTTTACCTTCTTTAGAGTAAACTCTTTTAATAATATCATAACCTTTTATATCAGCTTCACCTACCTGTAGACAATCAAATACTAATTGTCGTCTAGACTTTTCAAAGTACATCTTTAAACTTCCACCTTTAAAGTAATTAGCATCTAGACAATAAGACTTCTCTCTATCTACACACCCACATTCAAGTACATCTTTTAATTGTATACCTTTATCTACAGGTTGTGTTACATTAGGAATGTTAGTCCAATACAATCTCTTCCTATTCTGTGCTGATACTAAAGAGCTATTGATTTGTATTGGCTCAACACCTAGATACTTTGATATAATATCTACATACTCTTGTTTCATCTTTACATTTTCTAATAAGAAATACTTTGGTTTTAATAATTCTTTTATCTTTATATATTCAAAAAATAATTTCCCTCTTGGATCATCAAAAGCTAATCCATTTCCTGCATAAGAAAAGGATTGGCATGGGCTACCACCTATTAGTAAGTCTACCTTAGGAAACTTATGTTCTCTCCAGAATTTACTAACTTGTGTTACATCTCCAAGATGTTTCGTGTTAGGATAATTCTTTTCAGCTATCTGAATAGCATACTTATCTATCTCACTAGCAAAATAATTATCCACCTTAATACCTGCTCTCTCTAATGCTTGTTGACCACAAGACAT